AATTCATTTACAGCACCTATAACTGAAGTTGCTACAATACCTGAGTCAAGTGTTGCAATATCACCAAAATCGTTTTCAGACAAAGCATTAAACTCCGTTCTAAACGTTTCAAGTGTATCTGTCGATGCTATTGTTCTTGCAGCCATTATTTTTTAATTACCTCTTTTAATAATTTTTTAATTTCAAATAATTCACTCTTTAAAGTATTTATTTCTTTTACTGTATCTCTTAATACATCACTTTGTTTTTCTCTTACTTTACGTCTATTCATATAAAGTTGATATTCAGACTTATTTACATTTACAATTGCGTTAGAGTTTGTATCTCTTACTAAACTTGCAAAACCTTCAACTTGTAATTTACTCATATTAGATAGCCAATGCAATTCCTCTCATATCTCTTAATACTGGTGGATATGATGAATTAGTTCCTTTCATTACTATTTTAAGTTGGAATGATGTAAAGTCGTGTATATCAGTTGCAGAATATTTGTATTCTCTAAATGTAGTATCATCTTCAGCAGGAGTAATAGATGTGTCGGGACTGCCGTCTGTGTTAAATGGTGTCCAACTTATATCGTCTAGTTGTCTTTCTTCATCTGGTCCTGAAACTCTATAATACATTTCTACTTCAGATGTTGATCTGATATTTGCAGTCAATCTTATGTCTAATGCTTTAGAGTTGTTTTCTAATATAATTGGTTTAGTACAATAAACAGCAGCTGATGATGTTCCTGTGTTTGTAATATCATCAACAAAATCTGGTGTGTTACTTGATGTAGCACTATTTAATCTGTTTGAAATTGTAAACACACTCATTCTTTGTGTATCTAACACAGGAGAAAGTTTAGTATTTGTAGTAGTCATTTCTAAAGTTGTAAAGAATGATTTGCCACCAACGTTAGCAGCAATTGCTAATGCAGTATCTCCAGACTCATTGATCTCACTTGCAACCATTTGAGGTGCTGTAAAGGCAATGTTGTCGTTATTAATTACAGCAACTTTGTTTGCAGCTGTTGTTAATGTAAATTCTGATTCTGAACCATGTATTGATTTACCTGTTGTTGTTCTTACAAAGTAATCTACATTTGTACCAGGCACTACCATTGTTTGTATACCACCTAAGTTAAGTACATCAAACAATCTATTTTGTGTTGCAGTAACAGCTGTGCCACCAATATCACCAGTAGCTGTTGCAGTTCCAGAAGTTGTTATATCGTAACTATCTAATGTAACGTTTGAAATAGATGTATATGTTCCATTAATATCACTATGAGCAATACCGTTATATGTTCCACTTGGAACACCAGCAATTGTTACTCTATTACCTGTTCCGTGCATACCGTGATTTGGATGAAACACTCTAATTACTCCAGAGGCATTTGTTGTTCTTAAAGGATTATTTTTAAGTGTTCTTGTTGATAAGGTATCGTTAGATAATGTAACTGTTCCTGTTACTTGTTCAAACTCTGCTCTTCTTAATTTAAACTTCATATCTTCATTTTGTTCAGCAGACCAAGTCATACCGTTTTGAGATTTAAACATCACACCAGCATATGGTTGTGATGATATTGTTCTATTTGAGTCTAATGATGTTTCACCTATTCTTGCTACGTAAGCATTATAATCTTGTGAATTAGCCATTACAACAAAACAATACTCTACATTGTTTTGTATATAAACTGGACTAGAGAATGTAAATTTAGTTGCAGTTGTACCATCTGTACTTGTATTTACTGAACCAGGATTTAAAGTAACTTCTGAAAATGGTAATATTTTTTGACCTGGATAGCCATTTACAACGTTTCGTATTTGCACTGTGACTGGTACGTTATTATCTTTTGTTTGAAAGAATAAATCTATTGAAGTTAAGAATACACCACCTTCATCATCAATTAAGAACGTTTGTGCTAATGGATCGTGGTATCCAACTTGTCTTTCTTCAGTTCTAGTAGATGTTCTTGTAATAGATTGATTTTCTGTAACACTTCTCATTTCAACACGAGCTTCTCTACTTGATAAAATGGTGTCTCTTACGGTTTCTAGTAAACCTCTTGCAATGTATTCAGCATTTGCAGCTGTTTCCACATCTGAGTTTGTTTGACTATTTGTAGATGAACTTGTTAATCTGAGTAATCTTTGTCCTGTTCTCCATCTAGGATTTGCATCAACTTTTGGATCAGGTATTGCAAATGTTCCTGTTACTGAACCATTTGCATCTGTAACTAAATTACCTCCTAAAGAACCACCGTCAGGTGTTACGTATGAGGCAATATTAATATTATCAAAGAATGGATATACTCTTGTATTTGGTTTTAATCTTGTTGCATTAAATGTGATTGTTCTACTTCTTATAAACGGAACAAATGCGACAGAAACAACTCTATCACCAATTGATGTTCTTACCGTTTCTGGTATTGCAACTGCTCTAATACCTGTTCTTGTTTGTGAAACTTGTTGTGCTGTTGTGACTTCTTCTTTTGCGATAACTCTCCAACCATGTCCACCTCTTGCTTCATAAGTACCAACTCGTCTTCTTTCTGTTTCAACAGGTCTCCCTGTCCATGTATCTTGCCATGAATTCCAAACAGTTGACATAGGAAACTCAGATAATTGTCCACTATTACCAGTTTGTTTTGTTAAGTTATCCCAACTACCATTAGGATTATTAATAACTAATTCTGGCGCTCTTTCTGTTTCTTTCCATTCATCACCTGGAGGTGTTAATTCTATTGAACCTATCCATGTAAATATGCCAAATGGGTTAACATTGACAGCCTTACTTGCATAAGGTTGATCTATTAATGTTTGTTCTACATAAGGTAAAGTTATTAGATCGCCTGTTTTAGTGTAATTTGCATTTGCTCTATCTGTTGCAATAATTTCTGTACCATCATCATCACTCTCAATTAGTTTTACAGCGTCTTCATGGAATGTAGGTCTCATTTCACCTTTTGCATAATCAATTGAAACTTTATAATCTCTATTACCAACGTCACCTATATTGTGACCAGTAAAATTATCTACTACAAATCCGTTTTTAAATCTATCAAAGCCGTCTGCGTCTTGTATTTGTAAATTTTGTGCTGCTGTTTCTAATAATGAAAGTTGAGTATAATATTCAACATTATCTATTCTACTTTCGATACGGCCAATATCTCTCATTGTATATCGTTTATTATCTACATGTTCAATACCAACTTCAGATGTATCTAAAGTGTATGCAGGTAAGTATAAAGTATATAAATGCATAGCATTGTCTAACTCTCCAGGCACTCTTGGAGATGATGAACTTGCACCTTTTAAAACTTTAAAGTTACCATCTTTGTCTAAAAATATTTTATCAACTCTTCCTAAATAGTACTCGAAATCTGATCTTACGTCTGAATTAAATTTAATTGGTTGTACTACTGAAGCACCTGAACCATCAAACGATCTATCTTGTACACCTGAATTAATTGTTGAGGCATCATCAACTCTTGGTCTAAAATCTAAACTATCTCTTAATTCATATCTAACACCTGTTGTGGATGAAGTATAAGATGGAATATTTTCGTAATCAATAACACCTGAATATGAATCAACATCAAAGTAATCACCTGAACTGTGAGTGAAATAATCAAAGTCAATTAATAATTGTCCTGTTGGTGTTACTTCACCTGATTTTAATTTAATTCTACCAATATCATAGAAGTTATCTCTTTGACCATTATCTAAATCAAATCTACTTGTTATGTCTGTATCACTTGAAGTTGCAGCTGTACTGAAATCAGCGGCCATATAAATGTTATTGATTTTGTAAACATCAGCCTTTGCTAATCCAATAGTTCCACTTTCAATTGTTGCTTGTGTTGATACAGCAAGTGTTTCATTTGAATTTAATGTTTTACCTTTTGAAGCTCCTACAGTTTTGTTTATAGTTAATAGTGCTTTAACGTCATGTGAAGCGTAGTTAGCACCAAAGTCAATAGTTAATTGTGTTTTAGCAACGTTTAAAGTAAAAATTGCAGATCCTTCATGGTTGTTTCCTGTTAAACTTAATACATCACCTACAGCACCAGAACTACCAGAACCTAAACCTACAATTGAAACAGTAAAATCACTTTCTGATAAATCAGCAAACGTTTCATCTACACCAGCAGTAAATGTTCCAATACCATCTCCAGTTAATGATTTAATTTCATGTTTTCTAAATGTATAAGATGTATCTGATGCATTACCGTTTGCAGTTGTTCTTAGTGTTTTAATATTTGTATAAGGTAATTTAAATATAGAAACATTTTTCTCAGGTGATTGTGATTTTGCACGTCTTCTTGTTACAATTGTTTTTGTAGAAGCAGCTGCAGTTACACTTGATAAAGTTAAACTTGAATTAGATATGATAGCCTCTACTAATTTTGTTTCTGTGTTACCACTATCATTTGTAAATGAAATTGAATCACCAACTTTTAAAAATTGAATCACCAACTTTTAATTCTTCAGTAAATCTTGTATTAATACCTTGTACATCAGCAGATCCTGAACCAACATCAATTGATCCCGTTAATACTAAGTTATCTCCATACGTAGCATCTAATGCTGTGTCAGCAGTAAATGTTGGAGATCCTGCCATTGCAACTTGTTTAACTGATGGTAAATCAAATGATGTGACACCTTTTAAACCAACAGCATCTGATTGAATAACTGCTGTGTTACTTGATGTACCACCTGTAATTGTTTCTCCTGTTGTAAAATCTCCTTGTACATTTGATACTACTACAATACCATGTGATGCAGTACCACCTGATGTGTAAGCAGTAAATGCTGATGAGTCTATTGCAGTTGTTCCGTCTGTGTCATATAATTCAAATGTTGTACCTGATGGATTTCTAACTGTATAAACATTACCATTTACCTCAGTCATTCCACCAACACTTGCAATTGAAACTTGTTGTCCTTCTTTAAAACTGTTATTTGCAGTCACTACAGCAGGATCAGCTTGACTAATACCTGTAATTGTAGCACTTTCTGTTGAAGAATATTCTTGGACAACACCTGTTGCACCTGATGTTCCACCTGTTACAACTTCTCCATCAGTAAATGATTGTGCAGTAATTATATTTAAATGTTTAAACAAAACAATATCAAAAAGATAATGTCTGTAAATTGCACTTGTTAAACTTGAACTTGAAAAAATATTTGCTGATGCAGTACCAGCTGCATATTCAAAACCTCTACTTTTTGCTCTACCAACTGTAGTAATAGATGAATCTGATCCTGAGTTTGCACTTCCACGTGAACTTGTAGCCACATTATGTAGGGTTAATCCTTTAAATGCCTCAACACCTGATGCAGAAGCAATATCTGGTGAACCATATACATTTGTAACATTGATATAATTACCAATATCAAATCTTGTACTAAAGTTGTTTTGTGTATCAAAATCCCTAGCCTTATCTACATCAATATAAGTAGTAGCTATAGTATCTATTTCATATCCTTTTACATATGCTTTTCCAGGAGAAAATCCTACAGCAAGTTTAGTAGTATCGCCACCATTTGCTGATGTGTAGATACCTCTATTATTACCTAATGCTAAATGTTCTCTAACATCTATGTCAAATGGTTTTACAATATAGTCACCAGACTCGTCAAATGTTCTTCTTGCCAAAGTATCTTCTAAAACAGCGTACTCAGTTGATCTTACTTGATTTTGTAAAGTACCACTTGATAATCTTAATAATTCATAAAAGTTATTATCTTCAGTACTTGTTAAAGTTTTTTTAGCTAGTGTTAATTCTATTTTAAATCTATGAGCACCAGGTGCGTTTGTATTTGAAACACCTTGTGCATTATCATTTAAACTTGTGTCATCACCAGGTGTTACAAAAGATTCTGTAACTGTTAAACCAACTCTATAACTAGGTGTGTTTGAATATTTGTCTAAGATTAAAGTTTGTGCTGACACTTGAACGTGAAAACCATTAATATAATAAACACCTTGTTGTATTTGTGCAGCTGAACCTGTTGCAGTTGTATCAACAACAGCAGTATCTCCTGATGAGGCAGTTATTGTTTCACCATCTGAAAATTGAATTGTTGTATTATCTGTACTATTTGTATTAAAATATTTTACAAATAAAGTATCTGGATCTGTACCATCAGTTGAAACAGCATTTATTACTTTTGCAGTAACACTTGATGTACCACCAGTTAAAGTTGTACCAATATAATCAGCAATAGTTGAATTAGATTTTGATGTTAACTTTACAGCGTAGTAATTTAAATCGTATCCAATTTCACCTGGAATAATCATTGCACCTTTATCAAAAAGGTGATCAGATACTCTTTCTATTTGATTTTGTAATTGTGTCTGTGATTGAGTTAATTCTCTAGCCTGTACAGCAAATGCAGGTCGAAAAAGAATACGGTGAAACTTTTTTGACTCTGTAAAATCGTCATAATAAGGACTGACATTAAAATCAGTTGGACTTGGCATATATTTCCTCTATATTAAAACTCAATGATTAATTTTATATTTTCTGTTTGATCAGTCGCTCTTGTAATTTTTGTTCTGTTCTCAACATAGATAATATCACCTGAGTCATGTTGTAATTCTGGAGCAGCATAACCTGACGTAAAGGTTACATTGTTTACTGTTCCACTTTGAGATGTTTCTGGTGTTCCAGTTGCACTTGAACCTTGACCAGTAATTACATTTGCACCTGAAAATGCAGTTACATTTCCATCACTATCAGCACCAGCATCATTATGTCTTGTCTGAATGTAATATAAAATACCGTTTACAGAATCCCACTCTACAACTTTACCAACAGCACCTGTAGTTGCTTGATTAATTTCTTCATCAGTAGTAAATGTGCCTGGAGTTGGAGAACTTGCAATCTTCACAGCATATGTTCCTCTTAGTGTTGCAGCTGAAGCAGCTGTTCCACTTGCATTATTTGGATCCTTAATTAAAGTAATTTTTCTAAAATCGTTTGCAGCTGTAAAGTCACCTGAATTTGTACTTTCAGTTCCTTCTAAAGAAGTATTTAACATTACAAAGAAACCACCTAATTCTTCTACAGCATTAAATCC